GGTTAACGTTGTTATTGTTATTTGTGGCAGTAGAAGTTGAAACATTATTGTTATTGTTAGTCATGCTACCACTTTGAATGTTTTGGTTAACATTGTTACTGGTGCTTGTATTAGTATTAACATTGGTATTAGCATTGGTGTTGGTGCTAACACTATTGTTAGTATTTGTGCTGTTAACAGTACTAGCATTGACATTATTGTTATTGTATGTCATAGTGCCACTATTCACATTATTATTGGTGTTAACATTAGTGTTTGTAGCAGTGCTGGTAGATGCATTAACATTGTTATTGTTATAATTCATGGTGCCAGAATTGACGTTATTGTTAGTATTAACGTTTGTATTTGTGGAGGTACTTGTACTAGCATTGTTATTGTTGTATGTCATTGTACCAGAATTTACGTTATTGTTGGTATTGACATTAGTTGCGGAACTTGTTGAAGCATTAACGTTGTTATTATTATAAGTCATTGTACCAGTGTTCACATTGTTGTTTGTGTTGACATTGGTTGCAGAACTTGTTGATGCATTAACGTTGTTATTGTTGTAGGTCATGGTACCAGTGTTAACGTTGTTGTTTGTGTTAACATTGGTGTTACTTGAACTACTTGTGGTAGCATTATTGTTGTTGTATGTCATAGTACCACTATTGATATTGTTATTTGTATTAACGTTAGTGTTACTATTGGTTGAACTGCTGGTACTAGCATTGTTATTGTTATAAGTCATTGTACCGGTATTAACGTTGTTGTTTGTATTAACGTTTGTTGCGGAACTTGTTGAACTTGATGTATTAACATTGTTGTTATTGTATGTCATTGTACCGGAGTTGACGTTATTGTTATTATAAGTCATTGTGCCAGTATTGACATTGTTGTTGTTATTTGTTACAGTACCACTTTGAATGTTATTGTTAGTGTTCACAGCGGTTGCGGTAGATGTTGAAACGCTGTTATTGTTATTTGTACTGGTACTGTTTACTGTACTGGTGCTAGTAGCATTGCTGGTACTAACATTGTTGTTGTTACTGTTGACAGTACTAAGACTGGTTGATGTACTATTTGTGTCAACCAAAGAACTAGAACTGTATGCACCACCAGTTAAACTAGAAGATTGGTTGATTAGTGTTGGGTCGGATTGGGCGATAGAGACAATACTTAGTGCTGATAGTATGCCGGCCGCAAGGAGTTTTCTAAAATTCATTTCATTTCCTTCGTTATTTTTGGGGAATAATGGCAAAAATGACACAAGTAGATTGACTACTCAATTGAATTCATATATAATCGCATATCCTATTATTTATAACGAAAAGGTTTGTCATGGAAATTATTGTTTTGAAACTTATCACTGGTGAAGATGTTCTTGGAGAAGTTCAAGCCGAATCTGAAACCGAATATGTGATTGAAAATCCCGTAGGTATCGCCGTAGTTCGTGGTCAAAACGGACAACCAAACGTTGGATTTGCACCTTTTCCGATACATGCACCACAAACTAAGGGTGCAACAATCACGCTTGCCAAAAAGAACGTGGTATATTACTATGTGCCTGCTGAAGACTTCATTGAAAACTACAAGCAAGTTTTCGGTGTCGGCATCGTTCTTCCTAACAAACAAATTATTACAGGTTAATGACTAACTTTTATACTAATGTACAATGCTTCGGTAATGCGATCCTTTACCGAGGCGTTATGGATGGTAAACGTGTGAAACAACGCATTGATTACCAACCATCTCTCTACATCCAACACAAAAACGGTAAACTTAAATCTCTGGATGGTACTCCACTTCTGCAAAAGAAGTTTGATGACATCAAAGAAGCCCGTGAATACATCAAACGATTTGATGGTGTATCTGGTGGTCCTAAAGTCTATGGTAACACCAGATATGAATACGCTTTCATTGGTGAACAACATTCTGGTATGGTTGAGTGGGACCAAGACCACATTCGCATCGGTGTAATAGATATTGAGGTTGGTTCAGAAAATGGTTTCCCTGATCCATACCTTGCAAACGAACCCATCACTGCAATCTGTTTGAAATATCTCAACGGTATGACACTTGTCTTTGGTTGTGGTGATTACCAAGTTCAAGGTGAAGAAATCTATATCAAATGTAAAGATGAATGGACACTTTGCAAGAAATTCATTCAACATTGGGTTAATGACACACCAGATGTTCTGACTGGCTGGAACACCAAGTTTTTCGATATTCCATATCTGATTAACCGTTTTCGTAAGATTCTTGGCCAAGATGAAGCCAAGTTGTTGTCTCCATGGAAATATATCGGTGAACGAAACACCATCATCAATGGTCGTTCTATGATTGCATACGATATCATGGGTGTTGCATCACTTGACTACATTGAACTATACAAATGGTATGCTCCTGACGGTAAATCTCAGGAGTCTTATCGTTTGGATGCTATTGCAAACGCTGAAATCGGTGAAAGTAAATTGTCCTATGAAGAATTTGACAACCTACATGCTTTGTATCGTTTGAACTTTCAAAAGTTTATTGAATATAACATCAAAGACGTTGAATTGATTATCAAACTAGAAGACAAGTTGAAGTTGATTGAATTGGCTTTGACTCTTGCATATGATACCAAATGCAACTATGAAGATGTGTTTGCACAAACTCGTATGTGGGATGCATTGACTTACAACCGTCTGATGCAAGATAACATTGTTGTACCTCCACGAGAAGTTCAAGACAAAGACTCTGCATTTGAAGGCGCATATGTTAAAGACCCACAAGTTGGTCTACATCATTATGTTGCCAGCTTTGACCTAAATTCACTTTACCCCCACCTCATGATGCAGTATTCCATTTCACCAGAAAATCTTGTGGAAAGAAGTTATGTTGAAGAAAGAAAACAAAAATTAATCCAAGAGTTAAAACTCAGAAACCTATAAATAGGATATAGTAACTTGTTAATCAAAGGAGTGTATACAAATGAACTATGTTTATGTTTATAAGGACAACAAAAATAATCCATTCTATATTGGTGTTGGTTCTGGATACCGTGCTTGGGCTCACTTAAAACCATCTTCATATATGCCATATGATGCTGAATATCCATCATTTTATGGTAAAATTAAAAAGATGAAATTGACCGGTATAGAACCTGAAGTTGAAAAAATATTTGAAGGTGATAGAGAATCTTGTGAAAATTTAGAATCCGAACTCATACAAAAGTATGGCTTGATTACTGAAGGTGGAATACTGTATAATGTATCAAAGAATACTGGTGGCAGAGTTCCTGGTAAAAAATATCCTATGAGTGATTCAACAAAAGAACGATACAAAGAAACTTGCCGAGAAAAACGAGTTTATAAAATTGAGAAAGAAGAATTGATTAAACTTTATAATGATGAAGGTAAAACCAGAAAAGAGATTGCTTCAATATATGGTTGTAGTGAAGTTTTGGTCAAAAGTAGATTGAAAGAATATGGAATTAAAAAAAGATTAAAAATAAAGGTATATAATGTTTCGTGATATAAAAGAATTAACAACAGAGGAATTACAAAAAGAACTCCAGGCCATACAATTATTTGAACAAGAAATTGGTAAAGTCAATGTAGATAATATGTTGTCTAAAAAAATTGATACTTCCTTCCTAATATCAATGCAATGTACCATCACACCTAACGGCCAGTTGTTTAGAACCGACCGCCAAGGTTTCTTGCCTAAGATGATGGCTGAAATGTATGAAGACCGCAAGAAGTTCAAGAAGATGATGTTGGCCGCAAAGCAGGAGTATGAGAATGAAAAAGACGTTACTAAGAAGTATGATATCGAAAAGCGAATCGCTAGATTTAATAACCTACAACTTGCAAAGAAAGTTTCTCTCAACTCTGCTTATGGTGCTCTTGGTAGCCAGTATTTCCGCTTTTATGACCTGCGAATGGCTCTTGGGGTCACTTCTGCTGGTAAGTTGTCTATTCGGTGGATTGAAAACAAACTAAATGAATACATGAATAAGATTCTAAAGACTTCTGATGTGGATTATGTGATTGCGTCTGACACAGATTCAATCTATATGAAACTAGGTCCTCTGGTGAATAGTGTTTATGGTGCAGACGGTACTGTTGGACTTCCAAAGACTAAAGTCATCGATTTCATGGATCGTGTTTGCGAACAGAAGATTCAACCGTTTATTGACAAGTCGTATCAAGAATTGGCCACTTATGTGAACGCATATGCACAAAAGATGCAAATGAAACGTGAGTGTTTGGCGGACAAAGGTATCTGGACTGCCAAGAAACGTTACATCATGAATGTGTATGACAATGAAGGTGTTCGTTATAATGAACCTGACCTGAAAGTCATGGGTCTTGAAATGATTAAGTCTTCAACTCCTGCGGCAGTTCGTACAAAGATGAAAGAATCTATTAACATCATGATTGCCGGATCAGAACACGACATGCACAAATTCATTCAAGAGTTCCGTGAAGAATTCAAAAATCTACCTGTTGAAGAAGTATCTTTCCCTCGTGGTATCAATGGTCTTTCAAAATACGCCGATGCAGTAACACTATATAAAATGGGTACACCAATCCATGTGAAAGGTGCAATCATTTACAATCACAATCTGGAAAAGATGGGTTTGACAAAGAAGTATCCCAAGATTCAAGAAGGTGAAAAGATTAAGTTTTCCTATCTGAAGAAACCTAATCCTTTCAAAGATACCGTTATCTCTTACCCATCAAGATTGCCAAAAGAATTTGACATTTCCAAATTTATTGATTATGATACACAATTCGACAAGACTTTTATTGAACCAATTAAAGTGATTTTAGATTGCATTGGTTGGTCCACCGAAAAGCAAAGCACACT